TCAATGATATGCCGCCTCTGTCCATTGTTCCTTCATCACGGCCAATTGGATAACTGCTATGTGGGAGAAAGAGAAACTTGATTACTTAGGCCCAGCACCTAAGCAACCGTTGAGCCGGGTTCAAGTGATCATTATCACAACACTAGTCAGCATCGCTCTGTTCTGGGTGCTGACTCAATTTAAGGGGTTATAAATGGAAAAGATGACGAGAGAAGAATGTGCGAGGCGTGTAGCTGAAAATCTGGGGATTGAAGACAGCCTGGACCCGAATGCTACGCTTGATTTCATCCAAGGAGACATTGCTTGCATTAAAGGCGAAGCGTGTGATCCAGATGCCTCGCTAGAATTTCGTAGGGGTTTTGCTCATCGGTATGAGTTGGAAGCAATAGCCGATCACAACACTTCGAATAAATTTTATGACTACATGATGGCTGTCAAAACGATTTCGGCTGATGAAAAACTTGAGTTGTTGCGTGACTTGCGAATGAAAACGTTAAACAATTTCGAGGAGGACGCAGCATGAACTTACCCTATGCAACTTGGCCGGGAGTCAGTGAGGCTCTGGCAGCACCCTTCCCCCCACAATTGGTTAAATGGCGCGTTGGGGCTGGTGGTAAAAATCTTCCTTACATTGATGCCAGAGATGCTATGAACCGCCTGGACGATGTCGTATTGAATCACAACTGGGAAGCCAAATTTAAGGAACCCGATTCGCAGGGCCGAATAATTTGTGCGCTGTCTATCACAGTCCAGGGTCACACTGTAACCAAGATGGATGCAGGGAAAATGACCAAAGTTGAAGGTGAAAAAGGCGGCATATCTGATGCGTTAAAAAGAGCCGCAGTTAATTTTGGCATAGGCCGTTATCTATACGCTATTGATGACGCTAGTTGCCGTAATCAAACATTACCCGCTTGGGCGAAACCCAACTTCAAGTGTTCTATGGATTGGGTGAAAGCGTACTCAGAGGAATGTTTTGAAATTAGACAATTAATCAACCCACCTGATGGCTCAATGCCAGACTACTTTGGTGCTTGCGGCATCTGGGATTCTCTTCCAGAGGAAGCAATGTTCAATCTTCATCGCGCTCCGTCAAAGGGTGGTTTTTTCACGCGAGAAGAACTGGAGATCATCAGATCAATGGAATACCGCCAATCGGCTCGTGAGGAGGACGCAGCATGAATAAAGTAATTTTGATGGGCAACCTGGGGCAAGCCCCAGTGTTGCATCAAACGGCCAACGGCAGGGAAGTTGCAGCGTTTTCTTTAGCGACAAAAGGTGGAAAAGATGCCGAAGGCAATGAGCTAACTGAATGGCACAACATCAAGGCATTTGAAAAGCAGGCTCAGTTGGCTAATCAGTTTCTTGATAAAGGCATGAAGATTCTGTTGGAGGGAAAACTTCAGACCTCCAAGTGGCAAGATAAACAAAGTGGCGAAAACCGTTCTCGCACTGAAATAATCGCCTTCCGCTTTGAGTTTTGCGAACCCAAGCAAAACCATTCGCGTCCCCAGAACCACGCTAAAAAGGATGCTAAAGAGCCTCTGAATGGGGAACTGTATAAGGCTGACGAGGGGTTGCCAGATGACATCCCTTTCTAGCGTTCAGCTTAAACGAAAATGGTGGCAATGGCATAAGCAAAACCCCCACATCTACCAAGCGTTTGAAGAATATTCGCTCTATGCAATCAGTCGCGGCAAGCAGAAGCTAAGTGCCTGGTTAATCATTAATAGATTGAGATGGGATACTGAAGTCGAAACAACTGGTGGCGAGTTCAAAATTAGCAATGACTTCATTGCCTATTACGCTAGATTGTTTATGGCTTTGAACCCGGAATATGAAGGGTTTTTTAATGTCAAAAAAATGAAGGACGAATAACAAATGAGAGAAGTGACTGAAACAACTATCGAAAAACAAAAGCCCGTCCAAGAAAAGAAAACCCCTGAATGGATTGAGGATTACAAATTGTCTGCCGAAGAGTTAGAACAGGTTACAAACCAGAGCAATGAGGATGAGATGAACAATGATTGTTGAGAAGTGGAAATACTCCCAAGACACCGGGGTAAAAGAGTCTAAGATTAACGGGTGGATGCAGAGGCATTGGACAAAAGGCCAGCATTATTATGTAATCGGCAGAACAACAATGATAAATATTTCTGAGGTTAACGCATGGCTTCAAAACTCCCACCAGGAATTGACCGTCAAGGCAAAGGACTGCGAATCAGAATCTTCCAAAAAGGCAAAACCATCTATTCGGAAACTATCGCTTGCAACCCAGAGGATGCATCTGAAGTCAGGCGCGTAAAAAAACTGCGCGATGAGATTGCCCTAAAATTCAAATTAGGTTTAGCCGTAGAAGAAACTGACCCCTCCGAATTTCAACCATTTTACATTATTGCTCAAGAGTACCTTGACACGCACGTTGGAAAGTTCTCAACCCTTCAAGGGTATAAAAACATAATTGAAAAATACTGGCTCCCAGTTTTTAACAATCGTCCCTGTGCGTCCATCTCAAAGCGAGAAATTAAACTTGTGTTGTCAAATGCTAACGTGTCACCAAAGACGAGAGATAACATTCTTGGGCCGCTCAGAGGCATACTTGATTATGCCGAGCTTTCGCCCAACCCTGCTTCCTCAATTAAAGCATCAAAGAAACAAAAGAAAACAATTGATCGGTACTCCCCGGAAGAACGCGATAAGATTTTGAATGGTTTATCAGGCGAAGTTTTCGCGTATTTTGCAATCCTTTTTGGCATGGGCTTGCGACCTGGAGAAGCACTGGGCTTGCTCAGAAATGATTTTAATGGTGAAACTTGGCACATCCACCAGCAGATTGTAAGACGAAAAGAAGTCAACAGCACAAAGACCGGGCATAGGCGCAAGGTTTACGTCCCGCACTGGGTAAGAAAAGCAATAAAGCAAATGCCGCCTCGAATAGACTCGCCTTATTTGTTTGTCAATGAAATAGGCACGTTTCACAAATCCTCAAAGAAATTCAACAAGGCTTGGCAAAAGGCTCACAAGAAAAAACAAATACGATACCGGGTTCCCTATTGTTGCCGACACACCAGAGCAGCAGAGCTATTAAGCAAAGGCATACTGCCGCCAGATGCCGCTAAACAAATGGGACATTCCACCGCAGTGTTTCTTAATACTTATTCTGAATGGATTGAGGAATACACAGCCAATCAAGATTTGAGTCGATTTGAACCTTTAAAAAGCACTGAACATAAACGGCTGTAAAATACCCCAAGTAACTTTGTTACTTTTAAACTCTTAACTTGGGGTTATAATATGTCGGTAGTTTAGACAGTGTTTTAGACAGTGATATTGCAGACGAATGTAGTCGAGTGTCGGTTGAAATAAATTAACTTGCGTGAAAACAATAGGTTAGACCGACAGTGACCAACAGTGGGGAGCAAAGGGACGGGTTCAATCCCCGTCGTCCACCCCACTTTAAATGTATATTAATCAATAGGTTAGAGAATTTTTAGCGAAAGAATAACGATTCTAGACAGTGTTTAGACAGTATTAATTTTGTAACCAGTGCCGCCATTCTTCGCCTAACCACATCTTTGCCTCTGCTTCCCTGCGCTTAACCAGGCCATCAAGCACTTCACCACCAGCCCGGTTCCAGCGTTTTATCTGATAAGGAATATCGTTGCGGCTGCTAGGAGTATTATCATTAATCCGAATAAGCAAAGTAGATTCCCGTAAGTTAGTTCCACCAAGATTGTACGTCCAGCTAACGAGTGCATCGAACTCGTTTTGTCTGAGAGGAACATTGACCAATTTGTGAATTGTTTTTTCAAACTTAAACAAATCGTCTGCCAGGTATTCTTCAGCTTGCTCTTGAGTGCAAGTATCTCCCTCTTGAACTCCGCTAGTTTTGCCATAACCAATCGTCCACACATCTGCACTGCATTGATAACTTTCAAGTTCGCATCCTTCATAAAATTTAATTAACTCTATGCCCTCGCCTGATGTTTTCATTTCTTCAAACTCATAATTTTGGACACACCACGAATTCCAAAGCTGCTTGAGATAGCGATGAATAAAAGATATTGATACCACTGAGGCAAGTTCTCCAATGCCTTAAACGCTTTGTCTACCCGGTCAATCACTGTCACATCATTAGCTGCAATGGCGTACCCGATCATAAAAATTGGAACAGCTAACACAATTGTCCAGAACTCATCCTTCCACGAATTTGCAGAAGCATCTGCCATCTTGCTTTCCCAATCCGCATTGTTTTTGATGACTTCTAATTTAGCCTGGTGAACTGCTTGCTTTTCTTCGGCTTTATTTTTTAACCAGGAACCAGCCAGGTTAGCGACCGGGGCAATCAAATGCTGCAACATGGTTAGCCTCTCGCTGTGTTTTTGTCCGGGGCATAACCTTTGACCTCCGACTTACTTGGATCAACAAAGGCTGGCTTGCAAAACGCTAATGCTGGTTTATAGTTTTCTTCTCTTTTAGTTAAGATTCTTGCTATGTGAACGCATTGTTTTTGATTTAACCAATAGCCAGCCACCCGTTCTTCATCAGCCGGGGTTAGCTGCACAATCAAAGCAAAAACGATAATCTCCATTCACTCTATTTCTATCCATTCTTTCTTTGATTCATCCCAAACGTAACTTTCACCATCATCAGGCATGGGGGTAGGTGGTTCCCAGATACAAGTGTCTTCGTTTAGCGTCCAGCTTGCATAGGGTTTTGGCGCATAAAAAGCATCTCGCCCGGTGTCGTAGGTATATCCGATGCCAGCGTAGTTTTTTCGCAAAGCCACGCCACCATCCGCATAAGGCTGTTTGTCAGTAAATGATGTGCCATCTTCTTCTGTAACTGTAACGTCCTTCCAACCATAGTGAACATTGCCGCGAGTGTTATAAGATGTTTGCACCCATTTCACGCCTGTTTCTTTTAATAAAGAATCAATAAAGTTTTGTTCCGCAACAATAACTTGAAGGACTTTTCTGCTTTTAACTTTTGCAAAATGTGCCATATTTATGCCGTTGTAAATGTGCCACTTGAGTAAAACGCATGATAGGTATAGCCCCCATCCGAAACGATGTTATCGCCGCCTGATGCTGTTTGTGCGCCAGAATATCTTAGTGCTATAAAACCACTGGCCCCTGCTCCTGACACTAGGGAATTAACACCGCCATATGTGCCACCGCCGCCGCCACCACCACCGCTTCCTGTATTTGCTGTTCCTGCTGTTGGGGCATATACGGCTGTGCCGCCGTAAACAACTTTGTTATAATTATAATAACCGCCATGCCCCGCACCACCACCACCGCCGAGACCACGTGATGCGGTTCCAGAAGCAGATGACCCTTTATATGCGCCACCACCTCCTCCTCCAGCGTAAACGAATCCACCGCCGACAATTAAATTTACATTCCCCCAATTAGGCTGTTTTGCTGCACCTCCATTTCCTCCAAAGGCCGAGTTTGAATAAGCACTACCATTATTTCCAACACCATAATCAGCGTCAGCACCGCCGCCGCCACCGTTTCCATCTTGGTAGCTATCTTGCACACCTGTTCCACCATCATTTCCTTGCCCCGAAGTGCCTGTTCCACCATCTCCTCCTCTTGCAGCACCGCCTCCAGAACCACCATCTCGCCCCGCCGTAGTTCCCAAAGCATTACCGCCACCGCCACCGCCAATCGCTGTAAGAGTAGTTAGCCCTGTTCCTGACAAAACAGAATTTGAACCATCATTACCTTCACCGTTGTAATCCGTTTCTGCTGCACCTCCAGCCCCAATCGTAACTGTGAATGCTGTTCCTGATTGCAATACAACTCCTGCGTTATTTATAAAACCGCCAGCACCACCGCCAGCCCCTCTGGTTGGGCCACCTGATGCGCCTCCAGCAATAACCAAAATATCAACTACAAGCCCACTAACACCCCCACCTCTAGGGATAGACGAAAAGATTGATGCGTTAAAGTGGGCGAGCGTCATGCGATTAAAGCAAAAATGTTAGATGCAGTTGTAGACGTAGACTTAACCCTTGTCACACCGCAGATAAAATAAAAATTATCAGGAACAGGTACAGTGATTGTGTCACCGTTTTTAGTAATAACAACAATGTTTCCAGCCGTACCAATATACAGCCCAATCGCTGTATTTCCCGTTCCTACGTTATCGCTGCCATCACTAGGGGTAACGGATACCCATGTGCTTACAGCACCGTTTAAACTGGCTCCTACGCCTTCAAATGGATTACTCATTGTGTGGCCTCTCTTCTCAAAATTAATAACACTTCTTTCACATCGTCTTTTGTTTCTTGCGTAACCTCTTCAATTCGCTCAGTCTTGCTTGCAAGACGAATAACTTCATCTTCCAAGTTGTCTATTTTTTCTTCATGCTTTTCAAGAGTTTCATGGTTCCGTTCAATGTCATCTGTGTTGGAAGACGCAGTAGCACTAAGAGTTGCATAACTAAAGATTGTTGCTGCTGCTACCGTTGCAATCGGAAGTACATTTGTTAAAACTTTAATGTCCATTATTTAGCCACCCATCCTGTGTTAGATGCTCCACTTTCTTTTATGTACAAACAAGTATTAGACCCACCGTTATTCCTGTGCCATACGCTACCAATACCAGCAACTACGGCTGATTCTGGCGTACCAGCCCCAGAACCTTCATAGAATATTGGGAATAAAGTAAAGTCCAATTGCGTGATATTGTCAGTTCGATAGTTATCTTTAACTATGCCTGTTGATGCATAGGTCTCTGCGGTAGCACTCTGCGCTATCCAATAGTCTTTGTAACTGCTACCGACTACGTTGGTTATTGTTAAACCTTGCACTTGGTAAAAAGAAATGACACCTCGATTAGATGATGTATCACCCGAACCTTTTGTGTCGTATGTTTTAATATTGTCGATTATTACTCCGACAGAATCCTGTGCGTACACGCCAGCCTGATAGGTTTCATAAAACATACAATTGGCAACAGTGATTGAACGGCTATCAAATATTTCTACCCCATAACTCTTAGCTTGTTTGACAGTAAGATTGTTTAGAATAATATTGCCAGTTCTGTGAAGCTCAACCGCATCAATTTCATTAGTATCAGTTAAGAAATTATTAACATTAATATCGTGTAAGCAGTATCTAACGACTGGCGTACCACCTGAGTTACCTACAGGTGCATCCTCAGAAATAAACTTGATGTTGTTTCCGCTAAGAGAATAAATTGGGAATGAACCGTTGAATCCTGCGGCTGATGCACCATCAATATTAATCCAGCCGTCCGCAGTAAATAACGTGCCGCTTACGGCTTCGCCTAAGTCAACTGTTACCATTCGCACCGTAACATTAGCTGTGCCAGATGGCGCAACATTTATTGTTTCATCCGCTGCCGTAACATTAGCTGCTGCCCTAGTCCAACTTACTGTATTTTCTGCGCGTAACCCATAGCCACAGTTAATCGCCTTACAATTTGCTAGTGATGAATTTCGTTGTGGGGCGTGTAACCTAAAACCCATGTTGCTACAGTTTAGAGCTTCGCAGTTCGTAACTAGCGCACCAGTGTTATAGGCAAACGTAAAACCATTACCGAATGAATTTCCATTGGCTGTGCAATTGGTGATTTTAATTTGCGGTGCAAGACAGTAAAACCCGTTATCGTAATTCCAATCGTGCGCTTCACATCCATCAAGAATGACATTAGAAGCACCAATGTAATAGCCTGTCGCACTAGCATTAACTGCATTATCCGTTAACATCGTGTAGTCACACGCTATTGACATTCCTCTGGGTGTGCCAGTGTTACCGTTAGCATTCCAACTGTCTGCGTTAAATACAGTGCAATTCTCAATTCTGTTTTGTTCAAGATTAGTAAAACCTGTTCGCGTTCCATCAAATACAAACCCAGACCAACCGTCTTTGAAGTAACAATTCTTTATCTGACTTCGACTGGCATATTTAAAATAGATACCACCAATGCCTTTGTTGGTGGACGTTACTGCGCCATCTGCTACGGCTGTGCTGCGCTTACCATGAAACGCAATATTCTCTACTATCATAGAATCATTGCCGGAGGCTGCATTATCTTGATAGGCTTGGTTAATCAGGATAGAGGTATTCAATGTAGTTAGTGTTACTGCTGCGTCATCACCACCTTCTTTTAAAATGGATGCTTCAACACCATCGCCTACAAATCGGGTAGATGATTTAATTCTCAAACTAGTATCGATTCGGTAAGTCCCTGCTGGAAGATAAACCGTACCCGCTAAATCTAATGCTGACTGAATCGCAGCCGAATCATCGGTGGTTCCATCCCCTTTGGCTCCATAATCCTTAACATTGTTAACAGGCTGTACGCCAAACAATATCCTAGAATGTGCTTTTGTTAGTGCCATGACTTAGCTTCCCAAGGTTGGTTTCTTGTCTGGAAAATCAGCGGTTTCTGTCCATGCTCTTAAAGCAGTTCGATAGGTCATTACTTCATCTCTGGTTGCGCCTCTAAACTTTCCATAATCAGATGTCTGACTAACAACATCTGTTTCAAGTAATTCATTATTGCGCCACTCTGTTGCGTAAAATTTAATCTGACCATCTGTTAAAGGTGGCTCTGTAATTAGTTCGTATGAACCACCATCTTTAGTTGTCTCTTTGCAAAACTCTTCAGCAGCAACTATTTGATTAGTTGTGCCATCTTTGTATGTAATTTTGTATATTGCCATGATTTACACCATATCTACTGGAAAGATAAGAACTGCTCCATCACCACCAGCTCCTGATATCACTGTTGACCCATAACTTGCTCCACCACCACCTCCAATGCCTCCTCCAGACGCGTTTGATGGCTGGCTCCCCGGTGAATTAAAACTTGCCCCACCATTAAAAGGGCTTGCTGGTACTTGCCCATACGCAGTGCCAACAGACATTGGATATGCTGAACTAAATGCGCCTGACTGAAGTTGTGCATTTCGATAACTTATTGTAGAGCTTTGAATAGTGTATTCACCATAATTAGAAATAATGTCAAAAGGCGCCATTGTTGCTTTTGCAGCTATACCACTTTGAGGACTATTTGTATAATCTGTTCCAGAGGCTAATATGCCGACCTCGTAGTTAAACATTCCACCATGCGCACTTGTATAGCCCGATGATACGCCAGCACCTCCCTTGTTGCCTGTAGCCCATAAGCCAACGGCTCCCCCGCCTGAGACACAATAATTTGCACTAGCACAATCACCTCCAGCACCACCAGTGTTATTGCAAATCGTGCCTCCTGTTGCAGTTCCACCAGCCGCACCTGTTGCCGCTGTAGCAACCGTTTGAACACCTCCAGCACCGCCATTGCCAATCATTGTGGTGATATTTGAACCAACAAGCGACGATAAGCCACCAGCCGAACCAGCCAGTGTTGATGTTTTTTTAGCACCGCCAGCCCCTATCGTTATCGTATAAGTTATTGTTGACAAAAGCGTTAATAAGCTAACAGCGCATCCACCAGCCCCACCGCCTGTTGACCTGTTTCCGCTGGCGTGTTGAGTAGCAGCGCCTGACCCACCAGCGCCAATAACATACACATAGGCTTGCATTGAATATGCTGGCGTCCATGACTGTGTACCAAAAAAACCAATATTTGGTAATGCTCGCCCTGCTGTGTTGTTGCCTAAAATTGCCATTGTCTAATCCTCAGAGAGTTGCCCAACCGATACTATCGTCCGTATAAACAAGCTGGACTGCATTACCAGACGGCAATGTTCCATCTGCTGCTACCGAATCTATTGGGCTAGAATTTCTTGCAATTGTTACTGTAGCTGCTCCAACATTTTTGATAATCACTGTATTGCCAACATTACCGCCAGCAACATTGGCTGTTGGTAACGTAACCGTAAAAGGTGTGCTTGCGTGATTGCAGATAATCTGGTCTTTATGAACTAATTGATAGGTTGTGGTTTTAACAGCCCATTCGTTATATGCACCACCTACGGTAGCAAATCCAAGCGTCCCAGCCCCATCCGTAGTTTGTAAGACCTGACCACTTGAGCCAACTGCTGCTGGTAGCGTCAATGTATAAGATGTAGTCGTTGCAGCGGCCTGTAATGCTGCGTACTGTCCTCCCGATGAATCTTGGAGTCTTAGGTCACCTTGAGCCGTAATGTCTACCTGAGTGAAACTAGGAGCTGTATCTACATTAACTGTTACATTCCCTGACGTACCACCACCATTAAGGTTTGTCCCAGCCGTAACGCCTGATATACCTTCTAGTGTTGTGACGTTACCAATAAACTTTCTAACTTCAATACCAGAATTTAAGGGTGGTGCTTCAGTAAATGTTAACGTTGTTCCAGATACAGAGTAAGTTGCTACCGCTTGCATTACGCCATCAATTGCAATTTGCAAAAACTCTTTAGCCGTAATCGTGTCAGTTAACGTAAACGCTGTGGTTGAACCATTACCTGTAAATGTATCAATGGTTAAAACTGTAAACGTACTGTTTGCCCCAGAATACGCAACTGCTTCTGGGTTAGCCGTTGTTAAATTAAAACCTAATAACTTGCCCTTCCTCGCATCCCCTAACGGGAGTGACATATCAATCGCTTGGGCAGCACCACTCGACAACAACGGTTGGTCTAGGTTTTGAAGTTTGACAAACCGGGTGTTAGAGTTTTGAACAGCAGCCGAATACACTTTGTCAAAGTCATCGTTAACCGTTGTTGCCAGGAACGTGCCGCTGTTCGTATAGTCAGTTGTCCGGGTGATCGGCATATTGAGAAACAAAGAAACTTTATCGTTAGCCGAAGCTGCCGAGTTAAGGGTTACGTTACCCCCGGTTACAACGCCAACATTAGAAACAGAATAATCGCTTGCGGATAAAAGTACATTGTTTTTTACCACCGCAATATCAGTCGCTACTATGATCTTCCAATCATAAGCAAACTCGTCCTGACCCGCAGACGCAATGTAGTCTTTCCTAGTTGTCGTTTGGCTTATCGTCATAATAACCTCATACGATTATTTTCATTATATCAAAAAGATTTATCTTTGCGATCTCTGTCTTTCAAATTTCAACGCTTGCTTTAATTCTGGAAATTCAGTTTGAAGTTTTCTGCGGGCGTATTGCCTATAATCTGCCACCTTATTCATTATTATTTGATTGCGCCTACCATCTGGCCCTGGCAGTGCATTTCGGAATGAGCGTGTTTTAATGGCTTTTTTTAATGCTTCGTTTAGCGAAACATCTCTGCCTTCTCCCGCTTGCAGCAAAACATAACGATCATACTGATCTGGTGTTAATTTCGTCCCGCCTAATCTTTCGCGAGGCATCCTGATGGGAATTGAATTCTCAACAAGTGCTTCAACAACTGGGTCATATTTTTGCGTTGAGGTGTAAATTGGACTCATTATGTCTGGGCCTAAACCGCCTTCTAACACCACAACCTCACCAAACACATTGCGTCTTGGTTTTAAATCTTTGCTGTAGCCAGGTAGTCTTGATTTAATTCGATCCATAACGCCATAAGTTGCGCTTAGTTCTGGACTCATCACTCTTTCTATTTGACCTACAACCGAGGGAACAACCGTACTCAACATCCTCTCTGCATATCTCTCTAGCTTGTAGTTGTTGCCTTCAGCGTCAGGAGAGCTACTAATAATCGCGTCAAAAAACTCAGACACTCCGCTTAGATAGGTTTTGCTTGCAAGATTTTGCACAACCGATAAAACTGCTGACGTACCAAGATTCATCGCGTCAACTTCCTCTAGTTGACCTGTAATTTCTACAATATCAGCGGCTAAACCTAAGAAACTACCAACCGGGTCTAACCTATTAAACGCATAATAGGTTCCGTTAATTTTAATTGAATATGGCTGCCAACCATTTTGGCGCATAATGTTTCGCATAGCTTTGTCAGTTGGGCCACCACCTGTAATTTCGCCTTGCAACGCTAGGTCAGCCGCAGATGCCATAATCATAGAACCAACAGCCATTTTCCCTAACGCTAAGTCACGCCTTGCACCAGGGCCAGAAAAAATTTCATCTCTCATCGTTTGCGACAATATTGCTAATGGCGTTCTTTCAACAGTAAACGTCATTATGTTTACCGGAGTTCTGACAAACGGCATTATGGTTCGCGTAAGCAAACTATAATTACGGAGGCCTTCAATTTTTTTACCGCCTTGACCTAATTCATTGGTAAATGTTTGATAGCGTTTAAAATCAACTGCTGCAAGATGCAAATTTTCTGGCGGGTTTTCGACCAACTCGTAAATGCGTTTGGCAAGCCCTTCCCCCTCTAACCCCTCATTAACAGCAGTCCTATAGGCTTGGGCATTTAGCTCCATGCGATACCCAACCGCTTTAAAAAACTCGTCTGAAGTGGTTAAAAGCCTACCTGGGAAACGAACTACAGTCCCAAAATAATCCGCAAATCGACCTATTGCCCCCGTCTTATTTAGATTCTTAGAACTAATGGCTGCACGTTCATCAACTTCAACTTTATCTAAAGTGTCTGACGGCCTTCCTGTTTTGAATGATTGCCAAGCTAAACGCATACCGTCTTGCGCTCCCCTGACCATTCCCATCAGCATCATTGCTGATTCTCTGTCTTTAACTCCACTACCCATCCAAGACGCAACAACCCTTTCAGACGTTGATAACAGCGGGACTAACGTGTTGCTGATAGCGTTTACCGCATGAGTTGCTGGATTACTTAAAAGCGAATTAATCCAGACCTCGTACAACATATCGGTATATTTTGCGTTACCCGCTTGCTTGATAAACTTTCCAACTTGACCTGGCTCAGTAAAGGTACTCATCATTTGCGCCATTTGTTTAGAGCGCTCAAAACCACCAGAGGTTGACAACAACTCGTCAATTGCCCTCAATTGTTCTTGCTGGCCTTTGGCTTTTATCCTAAACGACTGCAACGCTCTTCCCGCTTCAGCCGTCAGACCAGATACTTGCAGTTGAATTGCTTGGTGTTGCGCCATTGCTCGTCTGAACAGCACTAAATCAGCATCAGTCCCCTGTGCCGCTGTTCTAGCAAGCCGCACTAAATTTTCCCCAGAAGCGACAAGTATTTGCCTAGACGCTAACGCCTCTTCTGCGTTAAATGCGACCCCTGCTCGTCTTGCCAGTAAATCTTCAACTGACATTCCCAGATCATCTGCTAACGCTTCGGTGGTCTGATTGTTAATCTTGCCACGCCTTGCAAGATCGGTTTCCACAGGACTCGCCTCTGCTACCTTATCAATCAGATTTTTAACATCATCCGTTGTCTCAAGGTTGTTAAGGTTAATATTTTTAACATC